ACTGACACCTCCCGAATCTCATGTGTTTTCACCCATTGTTTTTATAACATCTTATTTTCTCTGTAACTTTCAAAAATATAAGATGGATTTTCGTAGTAGACACTACTGTTATAATCATCTATTTTTTCGCTGATAAAAGAATTATAAACCTTGATCAGTGCATCAACTATCTCAATTTTCTCGCTGGCAGCTACTTGTTTTATCAAGCGTTTATATACTTTTCCAATATCCCAATGAGAGGGAATTGAATATTTGCATTCCTTTACATTATCGAACGTTCCTGTGGGTTGCTATCAGTTACTACTACTAATTTATAACACTATTTTATTAAATCAGATAGCAATAAGATCTTTCCATGTTGCCGGTCCGCATACTCCATCTACTTCCAAGGCTCCGTTTCGTGATTTCTGGTATGCTTTAAGTGCATAAATAGTATTGTCCCCAGCTTCTCTGTCAAGGTCAAGAACTTTGCTGTTTCTTCCTTTGAATCCTCTTGCAACAAGAATTTCCTGCAAAAGCAATACGGATGTTCCTGCGCTTCCTAACTGTACTGTTTCCGGTTCAAACATGTATTTACCTCCTGTTACTGTGTTACTATTTTCCTTTGTGTTGCTTGTCTCTCCATTAACAATACTGTAATCTGGTGTACAGAATTTTGTTCCAGGGAGCTTACTGTTCAGGTAGCTTTTCGCGCATACTCCTCCACCGTTGGCTACGATTTCAGATGCTCCGGACGTATTGCCCTCGATTGTATAGAATCTGTCTCCGATTACTGCTGTAACGATTCCCGTGTGTGTAAAAGTTCCTCCGCGGTAAAAGATCACAATATCTCCTACTTTTGGGTTTGCGTTCCTTGTGAAAAGGTTTCCTAAAGTCGGGCAATATACATATGGCCAATGTTTGAGAAGTTTCTTTGCATTTTCTAATCCGAACGCTTTCATAAAGCACCAGCTCACAAAGCAGGCGCACCACGCCTGTCCCTGGTATCCTGGGTAAACGTCGCGCCAATATTTTGTGTAATTAGCTGATCCTGCATTTGCGGTTTTGTCGTTCAGTTGATTGTTACTTTTTTTCTCTAAGTATCCAATCTCATTTTTTGCAATCATTATAACTTTCTCAATCGCTTTATCCATGTTGATTCCTCCTTCCTGTACAGCATAATCTTTGTAGAATATGTTTCTGTCTACCGTTCCAGCAATTCCCGGTATCTTTGCTTTACTGGAGTACTGCCATCCTACTCCGAAGTCTGGGCGCAGGCGTTCCTGCAATGTTCCATTATCGTTTTGTGGATAGCGTGCTACCCAAAATTCATACTTTTTCAAATGGCTGCATATTACATTTTCGTACCAGTCTACATTGCAATAGATTCCGAACTTATACCCTGCCTTAACAATAATCTTTTCAAATGCTTCTGTCATTTTGTGGAGACTTTCAGCTCCAAGTGCTCTCTGATTGTTCCACTCAAGATCTAACCAGACTGGAAATTGCAATTTCCGTCCAGCTAATACAGAAATAATTTTCTGTGCCTCTGACTCAATCTCTGGGATTGTCATTGCATAAGAGTATTTATATACTCCTGTTGGAATGTTATGCTCCTGGCACGCCGCATAATTTTTTTCAAAATATTTATCTGTAACGTTCCCGGCTTCTGTGATCCGGAGAATGGCGAACCCTATACCGTAATTCGCGGCTGTTTCCCAGTTGATATTTTTCTGCCAGGCGGAAACGTCAATTCCTTTGATTTCCATGTTTACCTCCAGGAAAAGCCCGGCATTATACCGGGCTGTGCAAAATTATTTTGTTCCATCAGAAAACAAGTTGTTCAGGTTTTCGTCCGCCTCTACTTCCGGGATTCCTGCGACGCTTGTGAGCAGACTTACAACTCCGGCCACTACTGCAGATGATACAACCATCTTCCAGTCCACTGCAGAGATCACACTTCCGGCTCCGATCACGCCCACTGCAGTCTGTGCCATTGTCTTTACTGCTCTGATTCCTGCTTTCTTCCACCATTTCACTGTGTCTACGCTTGGCTTAAATACGCAATTTTTAAACATTTTGCTCCTCCTTATAATCCAAACTGTTTTGCAATAATTCCAACTGCAATACCTAATATAGCTGTTAATAAGTAACTTGTTACTGTCCGCCACTTTTCCCCGTCTCTTGACTCAAGAGCTTCCAGTCTTGCGCTCTGCTGTCCCTGCTCTTTCACCATGTTCTCCATGTTGTTTGCAAGCGTCTGTACAGATGTAACTAATTCCTGGAGCTGCTGAACACTGTTTTCCAGAATTTCAATCCGCCTGTTCTGGCGATTATCTTCTGCTTCAATTCTTTTGCGAAACTCCTCATGCTCCGCCCTTGAAATTGGTTCATTGTCCATATTTGTTTCCTCGTCGTCTACGTCTACATATTTCCGGCATGAATACTCAATTATATCTAAATCTTGCTGTATATCCTCCAGAGACTTTGCTTTCTCTTTATCCTGAATATACAGCAGTAAATCATAAATAGAGGACCATTGCCTGCTAATAATTTGTAATTTAGTCATGCTTCCCGATTACTCAGTAATTTCCTCCATACCTGCATCAATAAGGAGTTTTTTCACCTTTTCTTTTAACAGACGCGGAACTCTGTTGTATTCCTCTTTTGCTTCCTCAATAGTTTCTTTGCTTAAAATTTCACTCGCCCATAATTTCGCCATCATATCTTTGTCTCCTTTGCTTAACAATAAAATAATTAGATTTCTACGCATAAACCTGTTCGCTCATTTCCAGTAGGCAGTCTTTCAACATTTCGATCTGTTCTGCCTGTTCTGCAAATTTCTGTTCAGTGCTTTTTTCTTTCTCCGGAATATATTTCAGATATTTTTCCGGTGATGCTCTTACAGTTTCCTCTGAGATCTTCTCCTGTTTTTCCCGGAACTGGTTAAAATCATATTCGAATACTGTCTGTTCTGTCTCCGGATCCGTATCCGGATAAGTTTCTGTAACAGTCTTTTCATTCAGACATATCATTACATCCACGTTTCCATCAGGCAGCGCATTCCAAGTTACAGGATCCTGTTTTTCTGTAAATCTTGCTTTCACGACTTACCCTCCTTTTCGCTTTCTCAAATATCTTATCTACGTTATACTTTTCTCTGAAATATTCAGAGTCGGAATGTTTGAACCATCCGTAATATGCTATACACCGGTACGCAAGATCTAATGGTATCGCTTTTCCTTTCTCCGCATACTTCCCGGCTTTTACAAATGCCCTGCGTCCTCTCAGGAAAATGCTCCGTCTTACCTCTGTGTGGTCCCGATATATTTTGAATCCCATCATATCAATAGGTTCTCCATGATGTTTTCCCTCTTTGTCTATCCAGTCGATCTGGAACAGCTTCCAGTCTGGTTTTACCGTCAGATCTAAATACTCATTCATGTATTTAACCAGGAGCTTCATTGCTTTTCTTACGTCTGCCTTTCTACTTCCGATCAGTATGAAATCGTCCATGTAGAACAATACATGATTAATCAGCCTGATTTCTTCTGTTGTTCCGTCTCGGTGTTTCTTCCTCTTGAACAGCTTTTCAGCAGCATAATGATAAGCTGCACTCAGATAATAATTACAGAGCCATTGGCTCAAGTATGATCCGATTGACAGCCCCTGATCGAATGAGTCAATTAAAACGAAAGTCAAATAAAGCAGGTCCTCATTTCTGACCTGCTTCTCTAACATTCTTTTCATTTTTCTCCTGTTGATGGATGGATAGCATTTCCGGACATCTCCCTTTGCTGCTACTCTGGTCTTGCCCGGATTCTTGCGGATCCAATTTTCAATTGCTTCTTTTCCATAGATCTGTCCTCTCCCTGGAATGCTCGCACATTGATAAGTTCCTACTTTTCTTACAAATAATTCTTTTAAGCCGTTTGTGGCTACATAATCGTATATCTGCTGTTTTATGCACTCAACACCTATATCTCTTACTTTCCCTGAATTTCCATCCAGCCTTGCGCTTGTCTTTATAGGATCAAAAGATACTTTTCTGAGTTTTATTTCTTCTTCCATTCCTGCCGCTGCTGTGCAGACTAAATTATGTAACCAGTCTTTAAAGTTTTCTTTTATAATCCTGTGTATCTGCCTGGCTGTAATAATATTCGTATAGTTTGCCAGAAATCGGGCTGTATCCATACGGTTCCATTTATCGCTCAGACATTCATAGATACATGCGGTTATAAAGTTCTGATCTAATGTTATATTTTTACAATACCGTTTCATTCGTTTCTTGATATAAGGGGTTTTCGGTTTTTCTACTCACCCCACGCATGAATCAACTGCATTCATGGTCCTTGTCTCAGGCTCCTATGCTCCCGATCACAAGGTTCGGCTTCAATCAAATTTCGGTGATGCCCCACGCTGCTGTTGCAGGCTCCGTCCTGTGGAGCGAAATGTAACACAAATATCAAATCATTTTCAAGAAAATCCGGAAACGATATTCCAGTTCGCATTGCCAACGCCATTGTTCGCATTCAGAATCCAGAGGCCGTAAATCGTGCCATTGTTCAGATTGCCCAGGGACAGCCAGGGAACAGGAACCGCTACCTCGTGTTACAAGTCCGTAATTTATTGCTATTCTGCTTTTTCGAAGTTGATTAGTTATCAGTTACATAGAGGGGACAGCCCCTCTGTCAGGCTGCCGCCTGCCATTCACCCCGTGTGCCGTTCGGTGAAACGCCGGAAACGATAAACCAGCCCGCATTGCCAACGCCAACGTTCGCATTCAGAAACCAGAGGCCGTAAACCGTGCCACCGTTCAGAGTGCCCAGGGACAGCCATTCTCTTTGGCCGCTCGTGCCTGAATCTGTATACAGTCCATTGCAGAATCCTGTTGTACTTCCGGCTTTTGTTTCCGTCGGTACCATGATTCCCAGGGCTGGATCAACAAAGCATTTTGAGATGTATTTCCATGATGCTGCTGTGTATGTTACCTGAGCCGCTACTTTCTTGTATCGTGTCTTTGCTGCATTCATATCCGTTGTAAGCAGTGACGCATCCATACAGATGTATACGTCTCTCTTTGGTGTTTCGTCTTCATCTGTAACAATATCCATAAATACATTACTGAGGACTTCATAAGCACCGTATCCGGTTTCGATTCCCTGGATCTTGAATGGATTCTTGTTATCTGTATTTGAGAACGGTGATCCATCTGATCCAAGCACGCTGTCGGTTGAGCCGGTCCGCCATGGCATTGTTGAGATGCAGGTCGTTAATGTCGTGTTGAATGGTTCTGTGTCCAAATATATTGCAGAATTTGTATCGTCTACCGGTTCAATCTTCAAGATCTTCACGTCATATGCGAGGTTGTGCATGTATGCGTAATATCTATCTTTATTTGTATTTGAACCAATATCCCCGACAGATACATAAGACCCAACAATATAATTGTTGGCTTTTGCTTTTGGGAGAATCACTCTTGTTACTCCGGTTTCTGCAACTGCTGCCATTTCCTGCATTGAATAAGAATTACATCCAGCCATAACGCTTCGGCTGTTCGTTGTTGCATATAAAATAATCATCATGAGCTGTTTGTAAAAGAGATCCCAGTTTGTTGTTCCCACGTACATTGAGCCTTTCTTTCTCATGTATGCGATCAGCCCTGTGTATGATACTGGTTTTCCTCCTTTCTGGCTTCCGTTTGCCAGAATCAATCCAGCGGAGCTGTACGGCACTCCATCAATGTCTCCGGCTCCGTATTTTCCGTGGATCATAAAAGGTGAAATTGTTCCGTCTGGATTAATTGACTCTCCCATTGGTCTAAGGCCAAGGGCTTCGTTCGGACTGTCTGAATAATGATAATCTACATACTCAGGATTGTCTGTGATTCCAACCCATGCGGACATTGTGACCTCTCCCACATCTACTTTTCCGGTCTTTTTGAAATCCGGTTGTCCCTGCAGTGCAGTCACATGGTTAAAGCCTTTATTATCTACGGTAAAATTACATGGAAAGTGCATGAATACGCCAATCTCCCTGTAATCATCCTGTCCGATTGCTGTATTTGTGGACGGTTTTCTCACCAGCCCTTCATTGTCGTTCAGTTTCACGCCTGTTGGACTGGTAGAAGTGTCATACTTGTAGATTCTCGTTGTATATACTTTTCCAGTCCTGCGGAGGGCAAAGAAATTTGAAAGTGCGTTTTCAATTCCTCCACCTGCTGCAGTAATATTCTGAATCTGTTTATTTGCTTCTGTCTGTAAATTGTTCACCGCAGTTTCTCCGGTCGTCTGGAGATCTGCCTGCAGCTGTGTTCCTTCTGTGATTTTTTCTCCCAGGGATGTGTTCAGATTAGAGGCGGTTTTATTTGTTGAATCCAATCCTGATTTTGTCTGTGTCGCAGTTGCATTTGATGAATCCAGGTCGGTTTTGGTTTTTCCGGCCGCTGTGTTTGAATCATCCAGATTCTTTTTTGCTGTATTTGCTGTTGAGACTGTGGTATCCAGCTGGCTTTTTAAAGCAGTTCCCTGTGTAATATCAGAGTCAAGTCCCTGTTTTAATGTCGTTCCTTGAGAAATATCTGATTCCAGATTTCCTTTTAACGTCTGTGCGGTGCTTATGGATCCATCCAGATCAGTTTTTCTTTGTGCAGCCGTTGTATTTGTACTGTCCAAATTCTTTTTTGCTGTATTTGCTGTTGAAACTGCAGTATCTAGCTGACCTTTTAAAGCAGTTCCCTGCTCGATATTCGAATCAAGACCCTGTTTCAAGGCTTCTGCTTTCTTTACATCTGCTGCAAATGTCTGTTCTGTATGTTCGTTTTTCGCTACTTTTTCGGTTATATCTGTCTGCGCTTCGAGAATGTCAGTTTTAACCTGATTGTATTCGTTGTTTTCATCCGAGACTGCATTTATCGCATTAACAATCGCATCTCTGACATCTCGCCCTTTTTGCGCTTTTGCAATCTGATCTGTGTATTTTTTTACGTTTGCCACTTTTATTCCCCCTTATTTACAAGGCAGTCTGAATATTCTTTTGACTTTAAATCTCTTACTTCTGACAGAACAGAGGTAAGCATGTAATCCATTAACGACGCAGGGATTCCATACTGTGCCATTGCTCCAAATACCACGTTTCGAATTTCTTCTGTTCTTTTGTCCAGGATTGCCCCTAACGGAGGAGCTTCTACTGCTTTCTCTACTGTATTATTATCCTCTTTCTGTTCCTGTGCGGTGCTTTCTTCTGTGTCCGGCTCGGACACCTTTGTTTCTTCCTTAATAGTTTCTTTATTGTCCTTTTCTTTTACTTCATTCATTATGCTGTTTTCTCCTTTTCCTCATAGAGATTTTGAATCAGTTTAAGCATTACCGGAATTAATACACGAAAGTTCCAGTCTTCCGGTTCTCCTTTTTCATTTAACTGTGCCGCTTCCGGGAAAATGCTGTATATGTCTTCTGCATAAAATCCCGGCATTTTCTTTCCGTTTAACCAGTCTTCTTGACTGAGATAATTTTCTTTGTATTTAAACCATATCACTGGAACATTCAGCATTCTTTTCGCTTCATCTAATGTCATGTTTGCAATATGATCTTTATATCGCTTGGATGATGATGACAAATAAGCCACTGTTGCTCCGTCTCTTGCAAATACCATATGGCCTCCAGATGTCACATGGGAAAGATTAAATACTTTAAATGCGTCAGAACCATCCGAAAACGTCGAAGTACCCGTATGTATCTCTAACCCTCCATCAAAAATGAAAGCATGTGATCGCATACTTAACGTTGCATATCCGGTGGTTATTTTTCCGCTTGTAACCGTAAAATTTCCGATAGTTCCTTTCTTCGCTGCAAATGAACCGTCTGTGTTAATTTTAAAATAAGTATTCGCAGTAACCAAACCGTTGAAGTTAATTTTTGATGCGTTAATCTTAACGCTCTGCGCTGTCTGGTTAATTGATGATGCAATTTCTCCAGCAGATACTTTCGACTCTATTTCCGTCTCTGTCTGCGTGATTCGGGAGCTGAGAGTACTTTCCGCACCTTTCGCACGGGAAACCTCTGACGTGATCGAGTTTTCTGCAACTGTGATCCTGGATATTGCAGTTTCGGCCGTACTTTTTGCGGTGTCAGCTGTATTCTTTGCAGTGTTTGCTGTTGTCTGTGCTGCATCTGCCTGGGCTTTTGCAACACTAATATCCTGATCCTGGATTCTTTCCCAGGATGCCGTTTTGCTTCCTGATGTTGTTCCGGAGCATTTCCAAAGCAAATTGATGTTGTTTCCGTAATTTCCATGGTTCGGACTCTCCGGATATGTTCCTTTTGACAATTCTGTCACTGTATAGTTTGGCAATGATTCCGCAGTTCCGGTTCCTTCTCCTGATGTACTTGTCACTGATGCTATGCTGAATCCGTAGAAGTTGCAGCTTGAGCTATCTGTGCGCCAATATACATAAAATTCTGATGCTGGAACAAAGACGGAAGCTCCTGCTATATCGGTCCCTCCGAATTTTCCTGCAAGTTTCATGGTTCCGTTGTCGTTGTAATAAATCTTTACATAATCGCAATTTACACTCTCTGTCCTCGAATCGGATGAAAATGTGATCTTTAATCCCGGAGTTTTATACGTGTATCTATACGCATATCCGGTTGTAATATCATAGTAAATATCTCCGACATGCAAAGATTTTAAGTCATCAGTTGTCCAGGCTGAGGCTGGTTCATTTGATGTTGTCGGGATTTTACTTCCGTAGAAATTTCCGTTTTTCTCAGATACTGCCTGGCGTACGGTTTTTACTTCAAGAGTGATGTTATCTACTGCCAGCTTTATAGCCGTATTCATTTGTTCTGTTGTAGAATAACTTTTCAGCTTTGTATCTGTATCTGCTTTCGCATTCTTTTCCGCCTGATCTGCTGCTGTCTGTCCGGCTTTCGTGGCATTTGTTTCTGCGTCGGCTGCTGCTGTCTGTCCAGCTTTTACTGCATCTTTATATTTTTCTTCCACCTGTACTGTTGTCGTATAGGTTTTTGACACCTCTAAAGAAATGCTATCTGCAGCTTGTTTAATTGCGCTGTTCATTTCCAGCGTCGTCGAGTAATTCAGTAACTTTGTGTCTGTATCTGCTTTTGCATTCTTTTCCGCCTGATCTGCTGCGTCCTGGCCAGCTTTCGTGGCATTGCTCTCTGCCAGATCTGCCGCAGTCTGCCCGGCTTTTACTGCGTCTGTATATTTTTCTTCAAGTTGTCCGGTTGTAGCATATTTTTTTGATACTTCCAAGGAAATGCTATCCGCCGCCTGATTGATTGCGCTGTTCATTTCTACTGTCGTAGAATAGTTTTTCAGCTTTGTATCTGTATCGTCTTTTGCATTCTTTTCTGCCTGATCTGCTGCGTCCTGGCCTTCCTGCACTGCGTTTGCATAGAGTTTATTTGCCATTTCCTGTGTCGTATATGTCTTCGACACTGTTGAGAGGATATTTGTCTCGGTCAGCGTTATTGCTGATCTGAGTTTTTCTTCCTCTCCCTTTGCCCTGGATACTTCTGCAGTTATGAGTCCTTCCTGTACTTCAATTTTTGAAAGCGCAGATTCTGCTGTACTCTGAGCTGCTTCAATGTCCTTATCTTTTACCCTTACCCATCCATACTCATTACTATCATTTTTCTGATACTGATAAGCATAGCCAGTTGTGGTATTGAAAAAGAGATCTCTTTCATGCTCCTGTCTCAATTCATCAGTTGTCCAGGCTGAGGCCGGATTGTTTCCGGAAGTAGGCTCATAATTTCCATACCAGTTTCCGGATTTTCTTTTTAACTGCTGCTCCAGACTTGATACAGAAAGAGTTATTTTCCCATCCATGGCTTCTATGGACGTTGTGACCTCTTTTAATATTGCTTTTTTATTTTCTGAGTCCCCGTCAGATATTTTTGTTTCAATGTAATTTTTACATTCTGTTGACAGGGCTTCTGTTTTAATTGAACCGGCAAGGATTCTCTCTCCCAGAATGGCTCCGTCTAAAGTTATGCCGACGGTATATGGACCGGCATAGCCATTGTGTGAACCTCCGATTCCGTTTTTATTTATCTGCAGTATATTTGTTGCCTGGTTTTTATCCGGTGCGTCCATGTACAGATCTCTGAGCCAGAGACCGTTTTCATCAAATTCGGTGAGCTTATATCCACCTTTCGCTCCCGTCATTTGCTTCGTAAGGTTATCAATTGCAGACTTCATCCATTCTGTCTGAACTCTGCCTGCGTCTGTTGTCTCTTGTCTGATCTGTGTGAATGTTCCGGATGTCTGATCTGTAAAAGACTGCTGCAGGTTTTCTCCAAGTGTCAGCTGCGCCTGATCTGGCTGTTGCAATGGTATTTTCATTTCCATAACTGGAAGAACTTTCTTCATTCCGTATGGAATCGCATTGCAAAGCACTCTGTCCCCTATGTCAAACGAATCGTAATCCTGTCCGAATAAAGACAGGTCTACGGCAGTCAGCGAAATAACAAGACTTTCATACTGGTTACTTGTCAGAAATTCAGTTGCTTTCTTTAACAGGTTTGCCGGAACTGATACGTCGTCCCATTTTTCTGTTCTCCATACCCATCCGAAATTTTCAACTGCTTCTTTACTGTATATGTAGTCTTTTCCATCATTTACTGATGTAATATCAACATTTTTTTCAAGTCGTTCAAATTCGGATGCGTTTTCGTCTGTTTCCTGTTCGATTGCTGCCCCCAGCGGAATCAGAGCTGTGATAACATCATCTGCTGTCATTGTCTCTGAATAATCCATCAGGTTTTCCCCGAATTGTATAGGCTGTTCACAATATTTTCCGTATTCCTGAATAGTCAGCCAGTCAAGATACAGTTTATCGTTCTCGTGCCTGAGCCGCAGGTATCCTCCCAGGCGGTCAACTAATTTATCCCGGATTGCTTCCAGTGTGTTCTCTCTGTCTGTAATTCTGTACAAAGAATCATTACTGTCGTGGATCGTTACGACTCCTGTATATATCTTTTTTCTGTCTTCCACCTGATTATTGTGAAGTTGTAACCATGCGTCTAACAGATCTCGTGGGGATATATCGTGCCATTCCTGCTGTGGCAGTATGCTGTCAGCAAGGAAAGACAATGCTCCGGTTGCTTTCACCGGTTGGTTCTTAAATCGGTCTTTCTCGCGTGTGCGGACTTCTCCGTAAAAAATTTCTGTATTTCCTCTGTATACAGAAACCATACTTTTTCTGTTGTGGATTTCTCCGTATAGTGGATTTAACGGTGGAACCTTTAAAGTAAGTTCCCCCGCATATCCAGTCTGTAAATCCAGTTCTGGATTGATAACTGCTGCCTGCCGGTCCCCTGGATAATACAGGACTTTTCCATCTAATTTAATTTTATAAATCACAATGATCCCCTCCTGTAAACAATATCCAGTGTTCCGGATCCCGAAAATTCCAGGGTTTCATCTGTTCCAAATACAACAATATCCGGAAATCTGTTTCTTCCAAGCGTCAGTGTGTATGTTTCTCCGCATCCTGTAACCTTTAATCCGGTTGAACCTATGCTTTTCACATTCAGCACCGGCACTATTGCAATATCTCCGGCGTATACTGTGTATGATCCAGAGCCGGAAATTGTAATTCCGGCTCCCTGGTCTATTACACCTGTTTCAAAATCAAACGGGTCCCAGAGCCAGTCCTCTGTTGAATCCGCAAGGGAATATTTGTACGGATCTGCTTTTGGAATACTTAAATGAAATTGTCCCACCTCTCTGGAACGGTCAAAGTCCGTAATATATGCTCTGCCGGTCCAGAAATACGCTGGATCATTCGAAAACGTTACTCTCACATTCTTTCCATGCAGCTGTCCTCGAATGTTTGAGATAAAGCTGTCCCAATCTTCCCTTGGTTTCTTTCCCCCAAGCAAAATATCAATTTCTCTTGATTTATAGATTGTTCTTCCTGTTATTGCTTCCGATCCATCCAGAAATCCGTCTGCGCCTGGAATATCAATGTAATATGTTTCTACGTCCGGCTCTTTGATGTAATTGTTATTTCCAATCGCACATCCCCAGTCGTCCAGCGTATCAATGACTTTCCCTGTATTTTCAACTGTAATTGTTGCTTTTATTGTTAATACATTATTCATCTATACGCCGCCTCCTTTGCTATTCTTCCAAGCTCTGTATTTATTGCGGGTGCAAGTTTTCCAGCCCATTCTTTGTTGTCGAAATAGATTTCCTGCCCTGCGCTCATTACTTGGATCAGCTGTGCCAGCATTCCGGTTATTCCTGTAATATCTGTTTTGTTCAGATTATTAGCTGGTTTCATTGAGCTTGTGTCTAACTGCATATCCATCTGAACATCTTTCATTGCATCAGCAACAAGTCCCTGGCTCTTTTCAATTCCTGTCGCAAGGCCTTTCATAAAGTCCGGCATCCATTCCTCATAGTAATGTAACGGACCCTCATCCGGTCTTGAGAAATGCAACCATGATCTTATTGTGTTTGCTACGTTCGATACTGCATTCGTTACGTTACCTATGCAGCTCCTGATTCCGTTTGCAATACCATTCACGAAATCCTGTCCCCAGTGAACCGCCTGCCCTGGTAATCCCGTAATATAACTGATTGCGCTGGAAAATCCATTTACAGCAGCAGAGTATACGCCTGACAGTGCTCCAGATATTCCAGACACAACGCTGTTAAATGTATCAACGGCTCTGTCTTTCATGTTTCCGGCGTATTGTATAACTGTTTCCTTTACATTCTGCCACGTTTCGGACGTTCTCTCTCTGATGTTATCCCAGTATTCTGAGGCTCTGTCCTTCAAGTTCTGGATTGCTTCTGTTGCACTTTCTTTCAGTTTTTTCGCATTATTAACAACGAATCCTTTGATCGCTGTCCATGCTTTTGACGCTGCCTGAGACGCAGAATCCCATATTTTTGACACTGTGTCCCGGAACCCTGTAAATAGTGTTGTGACTGCGGTAACAAGTCCTTTTGCTAGAGTGGATACAACCTGCTTAATTCCGGTCCATATTGTTTGCGCTGCGTCTTTGATATTTGTCCAGATATTTGATGCGTCTGTTTTGAGTTTATCAAAGTTACCTGTTACCAGGTCGATCAGTAAGATCACCGGTGCAAGAATTGTATTTTTCAACAACTCCCATGCGCCCTGTGCAATCGTCACAAGTCCCTGCCAGATGTTCTGCAGTGTATTAACTGCATTCTGCCATAGCGTTGTGATCGTTGTCACAATTCCGGATATAACCGGATTCTGCATCATTGTCGTCCAGATATTTGCAAAGAAATCTGATACCTGCTGCCAGATACCGGACCACCACGCCGGAACACCTGCAAAAAATGTAACAACGTTGTTCCATGCCTGCGGTATTGTTACGGTAAAAAAGTTTACAATTCCATCCCATATCTGCATGAAAAAGTCTGATACCTGCTGCCAGATTCCAGACCACCATTCCGGAACTCCTGAGAGAAAATCCATCAGTGTGCTCCACGCCTGCGGTATTGTATCTGTAAAAAACGATACAATTTTTTGGACGACTGCATTTACTGCGTCCCGGAACCATTCGCATTTTGTGTACAGCAATACCAGAGCTGCCACAATCGCGGCTATGACAGCAATAACTGGGTTTGCGGCTATTACTCCAAACAGTGCGGTAAAAGCACCTTTTAGCTTTCCAATAATACTCGTTATTGTTGTTAAAGTTTTCATCTTAGAAAACAGTCCTGTAATCGCAGATATTCCGGTTGCAACCTTTCCAACCATTATCAACAACGGACCAATCGCGGCGACTATCAGTGCAATTGTAGCAACTACTTTCTTCTGTCCTTCACTCATTCCATTGAGCTTTTCAACAAACCCTTGAATAACCTCTACCGCTTTTCTGATATATGGCATCAAGATTTCTCCGAAGGCAATCGCCAGCTCCTGCAAGGCACTCTGCAAAGTTGTAAGCTGTCCAGAAAGATTGTCCTGCATGGTTTCAGCCATATTCTCCGCGGCTCCGTCGCAATTATCAATGTTCTTGATAAGTTTTTCGTAATCTGCATCTGATGCGTTGATGATCGCCAACATTCCGGACATGGCTTCTTTCCCGAAAATAGCTGTTGCGGCCTGGGTCTGCTCTGCTTCTGACATATTTCCCATTGTTTCTCTCAAGAAATCCATTGTCTCTTTAAGGGATTTCATGCTGCCATCTTCGTTCTGTAAAGCCTTGTTATACAGTCTTACGTTTTGCGTGGTTCCTTCCTGCAGCTGTGTCAGGGTTTCGTTTGCACTTGCAAGCTCTGTCTGTTTTATTTCCAACGTTGCTGCAGCGTTGGAGGCTTCTGTTGACTCAGCTCCGTATTTTGATACTGCGTCGTTGTAAGACTGCTGGGCTTTATCTGCTGCAAGAGAGGCTTTCTGCACTCTAAGCATTTGCTTATCAACTTTTGCCTGATCTACGGCTGTCGCGGCTTCTGTTGCGTAAAAGCCCCACTTTTCCATTGCGTCTCCGACATCTTTTGACGGTTTAATCATATTTGTCAGAGATGATCTTAGCTGTGTACCTGCCTGTGATGCTTTAATTCCAGAGTTTGCCATAAGTCCAATTGCTACCGCTGTGTCTTCGGCGTTGTATCCCAATGCGCCTGCGACTGGTGCAACGTACTTAAATGTTTCGCCCATCATTCCAACATTGGTATTTGCACTGGATGATGCCTGTGCAAGTACATCTGCAAAATGAGAGCTGTCTTCTGCCTTCATTCCGAAAGCTGTAAGCGCGTCTGTAACAATATCTGATGTAGTTGCAAGGTCTTCTCCGGACGCTGCCGCAAGGTTCATTATTCCAGGGAGACCGTCATACATCTGCTGTGCGTTCCATCCGGCCATTGCCATGTATCCCATTGCGTCTCCGGCTTCTTTTGCAGAGAATTTTGTCTGTGCTCCCATCTCTCTTGCACGTTCTCGCAACTTATCCATGTCTTCCGCAGATGATCCGGATATTGCGGCCACATTGGACATGGAGCTGTCAAAATCTGCCGCAGTCTTTACTGCTGCTGTTCCAAGTCCTGTCACTGCCGCCGTAACCGGAAGCATTTTTTCTCCGGCAGATGTCAGCGACTCCCCTATTTTCCCGGATGTTTCAGAAATCTCGGCCAGTTTTGCGGATCCTGATCCAACTTCATTCTCAAGCGATTGCAGGCTCTGTTCTGTTTCTATAATTGTCCTTTTCAGAGCGTCATACTGTTCCTGGGATACTTTTCCCTCCTGGAATTTCTGCTGTACTTCCCCTTCTTCGTTTTTCAGAAGTTCCAGCTTTTCCTTTGTGTTTCCGATTTCATCAGACAGCGCTCTCTGTTTCTGCTGTAATAGTTCCGTATTCGTAGGATCCAGTTTCAGCAACTTATCAATTTCTTTGAGTTCTGTCTGTGTAGTATTTATTTTTGCATTCAGACCATCAAGCGACTGCTGCATCTGAGTAGGTGCATTCTTTGCTTCATTTTCCAGAGACTTCAAACTCTCCTCGGTTGCAATGATTTCTCTTTTCAGAGCGTCATACTGTTCCTGGGAGATTTTTCCCTCTGCAAACTGCTGCTGTGCCTGCTGCTCTGCAGTCTTTAAGGTTTCCAGCTTTTCTTTCGTGCTTTCGATTTCGTCGGCAAGCGCTTTCTGTTTCTGCTGTAACAGTTCCGTATTCGTAGGATCCAGTTTCAGCAGATTGTTTATATCTTTCAGCTGTGCCTGTGTGGTCTTTATCTGTGAATTTACATTTTTAAGTGAATTTTGTAGTCCTGTGGTATCGCCGCCAATTTCAATCGTAAGTCCCCTTATGTCGCGGCCTTTGGACAAAAATTATCACCTCCGTTTAGAATTTATCCATATCCTCCTGAGTTGCCATTTTCGGCCATTTATAGTCGTCGTTATTTTTTTCCGTAAAAATATCCAGGACAAGACCTACTGTCAGAAGGTCTAAATCCTGGATACTTATTCCAACTTGTGCGCACCTGAGAAGGAATAGAGGTGTCGTCATTTCCCGGCTACTTGGTCGAAGTTTTTTTTTGCTTCTGCCTGTGTCTGCTGGTTCAGGTTCCAGAGTTTTACAATCTCCGGGAAAATTGTATAAATTGAAAATGTATCAAACTGATCTAACCAGTCGTATACATCTTCTGGGAAATCCTGTCCCTTTTTCTGTGCTGCGTGTTTTGCCATTACAAATGCCACATTTTCGAACATCTCCAAATCCTCAATAGGGATGTCCGACTCGGACACCTTTGTTTCAGTCTGCTTATCCTGTGATTTTTTTACGGACTTTTCAATTTTTGCCATGTCCTGAAAAATATCTCTCCGAAACTGAATCCGGTAGATCCTTGGAATTGCAGCAGAAGCGGCAAAAAGCACCTCTTTATCATCAATTTTAATTGTTTTTGTCAGCATCCTTATTCTCCTGCGGCTTTTTTGTCTACATTAACAGCCTGCGTTGCTTCTGTGATTGTTTCTGGATAGTACACTGCCTTATACCATCCGTTGTATACGGTGTCGTCTGTGTCTACCGTCGTCTGAGCTTTTACCCGTCCGTTCGGAAGCGGAGCATTGCTGATCGTAATTGTTTCTGTGCCAGGTTCAATACTATCTTCTTTAGTCTCTGATTCGATTGATGGTCTGGTAGCTGTGCAGTTATAGAGAACTCGTCTGATTCCTTTCTGATCTCCATCAAATTCAAACAAAAATGCGAATTTCTGTGTATCCGTAGAATCACTTATTTCATGCAGTACGCCTTTTTCATCCTTCTTTTCTTTCAGGACATCCTGTCTGAAAGAATCCGGAATTAATGCAAATTCTGTATCTCCTTCATATCCGTTGTTTGCAGCTGACACATAATACTGGATTCCGTCTGCATAGAACGGTGAAATATCTCCATTTGCGTCAAGTGATATGGATACAGATCCCGGAATCGCTTTCGGGACTTCAAAAGTAATTGTTCCATCTTCTCCTTCGTTCTGTAATGCGTAATGTGCGTTTTTAAGATTGTACTTAACTTTGTTATCTTTTTTGCCCATCTTTATACCTCCATTTCGTATAAAACTTCGTACATTTTTTCTGAGTCAAGATATTCTCCTGTTTTGTCGTATGTGATTCCATACTTGTCCAGGATGTCCTCTATCTTCTTTTCATTGTTCCAGTCCTTTTCGTCTGAATACAATTCGATATTCAGAACGTCGATTTTTGCATAGGTGACCCCGTCCGCGTGAAAATTATCACTTCCTGGAATCCTCCATACAACAAAAGGCGGCTCTATCCAGTTATGAGTCGAAAAATGATCGTATTCATACGGTAAGCCGATTTCATTCAACATTTCTTTGATATTTTCAGCTGACATCATAGCCTTGACATGATCTCCTTTTCCAGCTCTGCTATTGCTGCCTGTTCTGCAGGTTCTACATGTTTGATTGCGGCTACCCTTCCGCCCCCTCTTTTCTGATGTCCTTTTTCAAGCAAATGCACCAGGGAGTATTTTGTATCGTGGATCGCAATAACTAAACTTGTAGAATTTTCTTTCACAACAGTTTTCTTCCATCCTTTTTTATACTTTCCGGTATTTACCGGGGATGTCTGTTTTAGCTTTGATACTGTCTTTTTTGCAACATTATTTACGCATTCCTTCGTTGTCTCAGTGCATTGTTTTCCATAGTCTTCAACAAGGCGATTTATTTCTGCTGCCAGATCATCAATTCTGATGCTATCCGCCATTGTCGCCCCTCCTGTCTTTATACAACTGTACGATTTTTTCCAGTGACAGATATATTGCAGGTGGTGCAGCGTCAAATTTCTCCTGAATCTGCACTATTTTGTACATTGCCGGATTATGTTCATTGATAATCTCATCTCTCTCAAAATCGAATGGATCCCAGAGCCAGCCGCTTTGTGAATCAATGATAACAATGTCAAGAGCTTCAATATCTTCCCTGTTCAGCACTGCTGCCGGAATACTTAACAATTTTGTTATTTTATTTCCTGCTGTCTGTGCGTCAAAATATCGTCTCTCTCCGATTGTGCGATTTCCAAAACGAATGTCTTTGAGCTTGGTATCTACGATCACCCTGTCTTCTGTTTTGCAGATACTGAGTATCCCATCTGTAAACGTTTCAAACTGTTTACGCCTGGCTCTTGGCATATTCTTCCACCTTCTTTGCTATCTGCAGTCCAATGACCTCGCTTTTGTAGTTTTCCCAAAACTGCTGCAACTCTCCGGAATATTCATACATTACAAGCTGAAAAAGGAGTGTTCTTTCCTGGGTATCTCCCAGGAAATCGCACTCCCCTATTTTTCCGGCTAATGATGCCATGCCCCTTTTTATCATTCCAAGGAGCTTTTCATCTCCTTTTGGATCGTCCCAGGTGATGTCCAGATAGTTTCTGACATCCTCCAGAAGTTTTGATAAATCATTTTCTGACATAGCACTCATTTTATCACTCCTTTGTTACAGTTACGGTGTATGTCTTTGTCTGTTCTCCGTCTGTAACTTTAACAGTTACGGTGTTGGCTCCAGTGTTCCATGTGATCTTTCCGCCGTTTGTTACTTTACTGGATCCTGCAGTAATTTCAATCGCTGCTGTTCCTGATTTCGGGAACGCTGTGATTGTGTTTGTTGCAGTTGTTGTTTTTGCTGTGTATGTGTTTGTGTCGCTGTCAAATTTCGGTGAGAGAGTTAATCCTCCAATTCTCAGATCGGACAGCAGTGCATTATCTACATGCTCCTCCTGTTTGCTTACAACCTCGAAGCGAACCGGATGCAGATCTGTAATGTCAAGAACGACAAAAGCATTGTTGTCCAGTGCGAATCCGTGAGCATATAACTTGATAAGGTATACTCTTTCATCTTCCAGGAATCTGTATTCATCTGAATACTCAATCTTTCCGTTTTTGGACATTCCTACACCAATGAAATACTTTCCGGCCATTCCGTATACTGCAGTTCCTTCTGTAACTGCTGCCGACTGAATGATTTCCAGAGGAATCGGAAGTGTTGAAACATATACGCCGTCCGGAGACATTGCGCGTGTTGCCGGAAGGATTCGCTTCCAGTAATCCACCGGATTTACAATCATAATCAGGTTATCTACTGTTCTCGCCTGGCCTTTGCTGTTTCTTGCCATGATAGATGTAACATTTCCAAGCTGGATCATATCAAGAGCTGTCATTTTAATAGTCTCTTTTTCCGGATATTCTCCAGACACAACGTTCACTCCGTCTCCTACCTGACGTGCCATTCCGATTGGCATGTCTTTTCCGGTACCATTTACGATTCCGTACTCAAGCCCATTTGCAAGAGCTTCTGTGAGCACCTGACGCACGTAGTTATCTAACCATGCAGGGCCTAAGTCAAGCATAGCTTTTGAAACTGGCAGAAATGCGCTCAGTTTATCCTGAGTTACGTCTACTTCTTTGAATCCGGATGTCAGTTCTTCAATGATCTTGCTGCTGAGTTTGCCCCATGCTGCTTTCTGCTCTCCGTTTGTGTTTAACATCATTCTTGTGAGACCAGTTACAGTTGTTGCATTTAATTTTGACAGCAGCGGATGATTTGTTGTCAGTTCTTCAAAGACAGAATCAATGATTGTCTCCGGGAAAACAGTCTCAATATTGTTGAGGGCCTGCTTTGGATCCGAAGATTTCATTGCGTCAATTACTTTCTCATAATATTCTCTTTCTGCGCTTGTGAGCTGACGCACGCCTCTCTGTGCAAGTACGTTCATGTCGCTCTGATTTACAAGCTCTTTCGCCTGTTCAAGCACGTTCTCCTCAATGTCCTGGCATAATTCCAGATATGCTTTTGAAAACGCTTCTGAATCATTCTCCGCAACAGCTGCGTTCATTCTGTTGAGGATTTCCGTTCTCTTTAATGCGGCAAAATCTTTATTTTTCATTTTACTCTCCTTTTTTGAATCCCTGCAGAAATCCCTGCAGTGTGTGTTTCTCTGGTTCTTCCGGTTTCTTTCCCGGTTCGGGTTTCTGTCCTTTCTGCATAAGTTCCAGCTGCTCTCTGAAAGACTTCGTATCTTTCATGTGCTGCATAACTTCCTGGAGACGTTTCTGCATTCCTTCTTTTGTCGTGTCTCCCTCTGGCGCGTGTCCGTAATCCTCTACCTTGTCGATCAGGCCATATTCCAGACAATCATCTGGAGTCAGGAAGGTTTCTGCCTCCATCATGTCTGCAAGCTGCTGTTCTTCCAGATTTGAACGCTCAAGGAAGATTTTCCGATTGCTTGCCGTAAGTACGTCAAGATCATCCGCTGTCTTTCTCAGCTCTCTTGCATTTCCGGATGCAGTTACCCATGGTTCGTGGATTAGTGCTGTTGTTCCTACGCCCATGATTCTTTCGTCACATGCCTGTAAAATCACAAAAGCTACGGAATACGCCACTCCATCAACGATTCCTTTTACATGGCTTCCGGACTGCTTCAAAAGGTTGTAGATAGTTACTCCCTCTTTTACAGATCCGCCATTTGAATTGATATGTAATTCAATCGTATGGTCTTCCGGGATTGCCGCCAGCTGATCGCGGAAATACTTTGCAGATGTCTCACTTTCGGTATATGACCATGTTTTCCAGTCAAATTCTCCATATGCTGATACATCATCATAGATGTATAGCAAATGTACCGCCGGATCTGCTGCCTGCTTAAAACAGTAATTTGTTTTATTCTGTGTTTTTTCCATTCCCGCCATTTTCTCCACCTCCTTCCAGGCTGTTCAATAAATCCTGTACTGTGCTGTAATTCTTTGTTATAAAATGTTTGTTCGCCCACTCTTCATTGATCTGTGGTTGCCCCATTGCGCGCAGGATCATGTTGATCGTATGCGTTCCGGACTGTACCAGCTTGTCAATCTGCGTCGCATTGCTGAATATGTCAACATGCTTAACGTGTGACGTGTCTACCATGCAGCGGCTGCCCTTCAATACGGCTTTCCCGTATTTTTTACGGTTGATTTCGCTCTCTAAGGATCCGGCTAATGGATCCAGTGCAACAGTCAACAGCTCGTCTATTGCCTTGCTGTTGTCCTGCACGTCCCCTTTCAGGATTGACGGAGGGATTCCTATTGCCCTCGCTGTAAAGTCAAATACATCATCATACAGCGCTTTTATGTCTCTTGTTGTTGTTTCATTGTAGTTCTTTGACCTGTTCGTTTCTGTGAAAGTATATCCTTCGAACAGTGGCAGAACTGCATTTTCGCTTTCAAAGAATGTCTTAAAATAATCATTCAGCAGCTTTTTGAGAGTATCATCAAAGTTTTTTGCGTTCTGGGCTACAGCTGATATGTCCAGAGTTCCTTTTGATCCATGCGACTGCATAAAGGTCTTTGCTCCGTACTGGATCAGCTTCGCATATGATCCGTATAGTCCCTGTAATATCGTATTTACATTTTTCCAGTTCGGTTTTAGATACAGAACATCCGTGGATCTAAACGACCTCTGAAAAGTATAATCATCAATCTGCACCTGGCTGTACGTGTTCCCGTACAATGCGCTTCTGGTTGTACAGAACGAATCTGCCACATAGAGCTGTCCATCTATTCCCGCAACAACCAACGTCTCTCCATTTCTGAACATTTTTTCGATTAGCTTATCAAAAAATTGCTGTTTATTCTGATTTCTGTTTGGTTCGTAGTTCCAGGTATAATATTCATCCCGGAATATTTCGTCACCATTCAGAAATGTACGAATCTCGCATTTTCCTAACATTTTTGCAAGAATCTGAATCGCTCTCTGAAAAGCCAATTCCCTCAGATAGATTTCTGTCATTATGCTCTCAATTGGATTGTCTGCAATCTCAATTCGAGACACATTTTCAACCGACTGTTCTGGTTCCGGCTTTCCCCGTATCAGATTCCTGAATGAAAATCCCAACCTTCCTCACCTCCTTTCAGTAAGTCATAACTCCAATGTCCGGCACTGCTGCCGTTTGTGCATATGGGATCATATCCTCTATTGTCATTGATGCGACAAGTGCCATGAACGGGTCAGTTTTTCTGCTTTTTGCTTCAATTTTTCCGTAAACATAGTTTCCTATATCTGCATCATCTTTCTTTCCTGGTTTTCGCCCGTATGGGATCATTTTTGTATTGTTCGTCCCCCAGCGGAGTACTGGATTGTCTCCCCAGATAAAATTGTCATTTGCAAAGCAACTATCTATTACTGTTGCAACCCTCATTATGTCTGAGGGACGTACAAGTTTTAAATTTTTATACACTTTTGCGTCGAATCCGATTTCCCGGAGTGCTGCTGCCAGCAAAGCATATCGGAAATCATCAATCGCAATTCCTTTTATGCAGTATTTCATCATTGCCACCTGAATATAATCAGTGATGATCTCTGGATGTATCTCCACATCATCCACCATTGTCAGCAATCCTCTTCGTCTCCATTCTTCCAGAGGAGCTTTTATCCTTGGAATGTCCTTTGACTGACTGCATAACCATGAATGATTGATGTCATATCTGATGTTTTCGTCTCTGAAATGTAGATTTACGGAAACAAGGTCCGTAATCTTTGAGAAATCAATCCCACATGTGCATGTCCACCCTGACAGATCCGGTATTTCTCTGTTCGTGAGCTTTATTTTCTCATACGAACATACTTTTATGTCTGTGGATCCGCTTGGGATATTCATTCTCTTTGTCATAAATGCAGTGAGACGTTCAGGATGCGCTAACCAGTCGTTGTACTCTTTTCGCATTTCTCCCATTAATGTTGGGAGATATGGCAAGGACGGGTTTGCTTTTTCCCAGTTCTTTTCGTCGTATACTTCTTCTTTACTGTCCAGTCTGCAGATAAATGGCAGCATACCATTGTCCGGAAGATCATCAAAAAGAATATCTGCCGCTGTTCCAAGCATATCGTCAAGCGGTCCTTCTCTTATATCTCCCTGGGTAGTGTAGTAGGACCGGCGCGGATGCGGTTTCTTTCCCAGTCCGGTTGTGAACACTTCAATGTTCTTATAGTCCTGATACTGGTGGATCTCGTTAAATACCACCATCCCAGATCTCATACCATCCTTTCCTGACGGATTGTTTGTACGTCCCAGAATCGTTGATTTCGTTTCTGTTCCTATCACCTTTTCAGATGTCCAGTAATAAAATTTTTTTAGTTTTTTCGTGTGTTCAGGCGTTTCAAGAGCTTCCACCACATCTTTGACGGGTCTTAGTGCCTGATCTTCGTTATTTGCACAAATGTCCACATCATACGCCCTGATTCCGTTGTACGGACTTACCAGGCAGGCAGATTCCCACGCTATTGTTCCGTCTTTTCCTGCGCCCCTTCCGAGCATACAGAAAAGATCCGGCCAGCGTGGAGTCTTTGATGCTCTCCAGTATGTGCAATCGTGCAGTCCCACGACAAAAATCTGCCAGGGAAATAACTTTTCAAACGGGAAATATTTTGCGATCCCGATATATTTCGTCAGCTGTTCGCTGTCTGTGTATATGTCTTCGTTTTTGAAACAACTTCTGACGTGTGATACCAGTGCTTTGACTTCCCTGGAAGCTCTGATTTTCTCAGACTCTACGGCCTCCATGAACTCCTCTATGCGTGGATCACAATTCGTCATCATCATCCCCCTTTATTGTTTCTTTTGTTGTCAACTCCAGCTTGTCCAGAATCATCAGCATCTGTTTGTTGACAGCAACCAGATCTTTGACCGACTGGTTCTGTTTTACAATCGTTGCTTTCCCGCTTGCGGATGTGGTCTCAAAGGTCACTCCGCGCTTTTTTATATCTGTTTTTAGCTTCTTTTTGACATCATAGAGGGTCATATAGTCGTCCAAAAGGTCTTTGAAGACGGAAATATCTGCCTGTTTTTTTCTCAGCTGCTCTTTTAAGCTTTCTAATATATCCGCTTTTTTTTCGGCCATTTTTTCACCCCTATTTTTTTATTTTTTCATCATGTGCGACCTTTCGCAGATTTGTCGAGGCCACCCACCGGTCTCCGGCCGGCCGTCAAAAATCGCAAATTTTTCGACCGGGGGTATCAGTCCCAGCGTTCCTCTGTCAGCGGTTCCTGCTTCTGTGGTTTTCTGTAACCATGCACTGCTTCATGGCACTCATGGCAAAGGCTTATAAGGTTTCTTTTCTTCACTCCATGCCACTCATACCATATGTCCAGAGCCATCTCAGGATGTCTCTTCACGTAGTTTACATGGTGTACTGTCGTGGCTGCTGTGTATCTGTGATGTTCTCTGCACCTCTGGCATTCATTGTGATCCATCTTCAACACCTGCTGCCTGACCTGCTTCCACCTGATCCACACATAGAACCTGTGTATGTCGTTCGCTACGCACCAGCGCACGAACTCTGTTTCCTGTTGCGTCATATTCCTCCTAACTCAAAAGAGGACCTGCATATAGCAAGCCCTCTCTCGCGGGGAACGATTATTCTGTGGCTTTCCTGAATACCACGTTATCAATATATCATTTATTTTGTCCTTCGAGTACCGCATTACAGATACTCCTTTATCTTGTCTTTGTTATTGTTTCTCAGTTGTGCCTGGTACTTCTGTATTGTTTTCTGGAAGTTCTCCATACTCTTTCTGTATGCTTCTACTTTCGCAATGTTTTCTTTCCCGAACATACGGCGGTATCTTGCCTGCATGTTCCTGATCCGAATCAACATTCCTTTCGTCTTGTTATCCTTTAGCAGTACAATATACTTCTTTCCGCACTGTTCACACTGAATGTATTGGATGTCCAGTTCTGTCTCTGGTATATGTTCTTCCTTTACGGTCTGCTCCATCTGGGCTTTGCATTTATCGCATTCTATCATTTAATCCTCCTTGCTATGATACTGTAAAACCTCCTACGCATTTCATAGAAGTATGATCTCTCGCATGGAATGCCTCTGGCTTTCATGGCCTGAAATGTGCAGTATTCTGTTGTCACGTAATACAGTAGATATGGATATAGCTCTTTTTCTTTTCCGACTGCTTCCATGGCTGCGTCTTCAATCTTCTTTATCTTGTGTGTGATCTCTGCCGCTTCCATGGCTGCGTCAGCAGTTGAGTCAGAACAGTTATGTGATCCCGGCTGTCCAGTCAGATTCTGTCCGGCTCTTGTGTCTCTCTTTACGGCCAGCTCCTCTTTCCACTCTGTATACTGCAAGCAATAGTTGTATGCGGTCTGAAAAGCTCTTTTTGATATATTATATTTCTTTCTGTTCAGCGGTCTCACGTTTGGCATTTCTACTCTCCTTTATTTCTCTGCTTTTATATCTGGTCTTCCCATCCCAGTCTCTGTCCGCACTGATCGCAGTAGTTATGTCCATGCTGGTCTGTTGCTCCGCATACCGGACACTCCCAGAGGCCGTCCTCTCTCCGCGAAACTCTGCAAGGGGTTTCTTTTCCTTTCGCAATCAGAAGTTCCTCATAATGTGCTTTTGTTGTGATTATGTATTCGTTCTGTGTCTCAATCTTAGTGTCGCTGCAAAGGAATGGCTTCTGTGCTACGTTATCAATAACTTTCTTTACGTCTCCTATGTCCATCATAGCTTTAATCCTCCATTATAAAATTTTTTCCGAAGATCTTCATAAACTCTGTTCTGCTTCCCCAGTTTTCCTCAAAAGCTCTCTGTCCATCTTCATGCAGCATGGCCATGATCTTCTTATTTGCGTGTACAGCTTCCGGTCCTGTTCCTGCAAGATGATGTATATTGCAGAGATACACCTTTAACCCGTAATGTCCTGAATGTGTCCGATTCGGACACCCTCCAAATATGTGATGTTCCTGGAGCGCCTGGTATCGTCTGTAATTGTTATGCAGTTTCATACAAAGATAGCAAGTGCCACTTTCTTTGCTGTGCATGATACTCGGTCTTTCCGGCTCTTTCTTTTTACTCCTTTTTTTCTTTTTCTGTTTCGGAAACGACTGCATTCTTTCTCTCCTCCAGCTTTTTCCTGTAACTTTCGTGATAATCTTTCAACCAGCGTGTCTGTCTTCTCTGATTAACGATCGCTTTTACTTCAATAGCGTCCATTATTGCTCCTTTCTCAGCTAAACGGCAGTTCTTCCTCTATTCCATCCGGAATGTTCATAAATCCATCTGCACCATCCGCAGGAGCTGGCGGCGGTGTCTGTTTTGGCGGATAGTAAGCCGCTCCGTTGTCTCCAGATGATTTACTTTCAGCAAATTCCTGTTCCTCTACTACAATCTCTGTCGTATATACCTTCTGTCCTTCTCTGTTCGTGTAACTTCCTGTCTGTATACGCCCAGAGATTGTAATTTTCAATCCCTGTCTGAAATATTTCTCTGCAAACTCTGCTGCACGTCCGAAAACGACACATGAAATAAAATCTGCTGTTGCTTCCCCGTCTTTGTGAAATCTTCTGTCTACTGCAAGCGTGTATCTGGCTATTGCCAGCGGATTCTCTTCGGTTGTATATCTTACGTCGGGATCTCTGGTTAATCGTCCCATTAAAATTACTTTATTCATCACATTCTCCTCTTGAATCTATTTCTTGGAGGTCTTGCCTCCCCCCCCGTTTCGTTTTTGTTACATACGCTGTGCGGCGTGAGTTCATTTCCATGTCGATCAATTTTCCACACTGTAAGCATTCCTGCGTCAGTTCTGCAGTGTTTCTGTTTGTCATGTACTTCCATGAACTTCCGCAGGCTTTGCACTCTGCATACATTGGTTTTAAAGCTCTAAGCTGTGTTACGTGTCCGCATTTCTTACATTTGTGCTGTGTCTCTGGCTCTTTTGCGTTGTACGAGATTGTCTCTCCACATTCTTCGCAACGAATATGTAAAAATCCTTTGTATTCTTCTGCAGCTTCGCTAATCGTTGTCTCCGGTACCTGATCTGTTTCCTTTTCCGGATCTTCAATCTCAAAATCATCATTTTCGAAATCATACTTTCGTGCCAGCTCTGTCACATCCTTGAGAAAATCATATTCTTTCGAGTCTGAGATCCGTACATGCAGTGTAAAATTACCGGTTTCATTTTGAATTATCATTTCCATTTGTCTTTTTCTCCTTTACCATTACTATTTTTGTGCCTTTGATACGATATGCTCTTGAGTCTCCCGGATGTTCCGTCTCAAGAATGTGATCCTCCAGCATCATTGTTATATGTCTTCTGATTGTTGCCTTTGACAGTCCTGTATCTGTCGCGATCTCATAAATGGCCGGTGAATAGCAGTGCTGCTTTATGTATTTAGCGATAAATTTCAAAATCTTCTCTCTGTTGTCCTCCGCCTCTGCTGTTGCATAGTTCAATTCCATTCACCTCTTTTTCTGCGGTGTGCTGTCAATGTTTTTGTTGTATTTACCACATTTCTCGTATTTACTGCGTATGAACTTTCCGGAACTTCGGAAATGTTGATTCCTATGCCTGCAAACAGTTTTATCAGTGCATCCGCTGCCTTTCTTATCGTTACCCTGTTACCGGCCCATGCTTTTGTGAATTGTGTTACAATTTCTTTCAGCTTCTCGCAGTCCCAGGAGTAGTTTACTGTCGTTTTATTTCCTCCCCACGGCTTGTTTATTGCCCGGTGATAGCTTTTCCCGGAATACTTCATTTTCTTCGGCGGATTTTTGCCGATTTCCTGCTTGTATAGTTTCTTTTTCTGTCTCTTATTCATTTCTTTCCTTTCCTGCTGCCTAACAGCTGATCGCAGACGGACTCAAATTCTCTCAGCAGGTCAAAATCCGTCTTTCTGCTTAATTTCCTGTCAATCTCCTCTACTTTGTATTCTCCGAAAATGTGATCTCCGGAGGTTCTGGCGTTGTTGACCTGCGCCGTTGTGCAATGCAGTTCTTCTCTAATTTCTCCGCTTGTCGCATTCTCTAATATCAGGTCACCGGATCTGTTTCTTACCTCATACAGTTTTTTGACCATTTCGCCCTCCTTAATGTCCGGCAAGGAACGTTTGCATCATTCTAGTTCTCCAGTCTGTCTGTTTACCCGTCCATTTTTCGCACTGATCGTCGTCCTCTACCAGGCGGCCGGTGCGATCGCAAAGACCGCAATCATTTTCCATACAGGTTTTACATGTCTTCTCCATTTTCTTCCTCCACCTCACTTTTCTTTCAGTACTACCTGAATCTGTTTCAATTCTTTCATGGTTGCTCGCGCAATGTCCAGATGCTCGTCGGATATTTCCTCGTCAATGTATTCCTGGATCAGTTCTTTCAGTATCTCCGGATCCACTACAATTTTCAGATGTTTCACCATCGCTTCTCTAATCAGTTTTGAACACTGCTTGTCTGTCAGGCCTTCTTTGTTGTCAATCTCTTTCAGTGCTTTGTTGTATTTCTCTGTATCGAACTCATAGCAGTCCATCAGCTTGCTTGTGAACTTCTTGCTCCGGTTCGTTGCCAATCGTGCCTCTTCTGCCTTTTCTCTCAGTTCGTCCAGTGTGTCTAAGCTAATTGTTGCCGTACCGTCCATGTCTCCTGTCTCCTTTCTGTTTATTTCTCCATTTCAATTCCACTGTCAATAAGTTCCTGCATTTCTGTGTCCAGAATGCGGACGTAAGTTCCTCTTACCATCCGCATTACTTCCGGGCTTAATTCTTTTGTGTTCTTTTCTGATACCAGGCTTTTAGCCAGGGTGAATACATATGCAACGCTTTCATCTTCTGTAACAGTGTCTTGAAATTCAATTACAAGGATTTTTCTTCCCTCATGGCTTATGATCCATGCGTTTTTTACGATTTCCTTGTGCATTTCAAGGTGAATATAAATCGGCTTTTCCTGCAATTGTTAACCCTCCTGACTTTCGATTATCTTTTTGATGATTCTAAGTCCTCCGACAATTAACTGCTGCCTGTAAATTTCCATCCATGGAAGACCTGGCTCTTTTTCTTCTACTTCAAGAATTTCTTTGAGGTTTCTTTCTTCGTCATACAAATAGCCTGTTATTTCTGTGCTTGTCGGTACCTGAATATCTTTAAGTGCTTCCTCCCATGTGCTCGGAATCATTCCCCAAGTGTTTGACTTTTCGTCCTGCTGCTTTTTGGTAGCGTTTTCTTCCTGATCTGCTGCTTTTTGGCAGCGTCCTTCCTCCGCATCAAATTCCGGTGAATATGGATTATATAAATTTTTCGCTTCTACGACCAGACGGCCGTACTTCATTGCTATTTTTTCCTTTTTGACCGTAATTTCCAAACCTGCTGCAAATCCCATGAACGAATATTCGACTTCTCTTCCGGAAACTGCGTGCCATCCATACGGTGCTATTTTCTTTTGTACTGCTTTTGCCGCTTCGCCATTGTTCTTGCACTGTCTGCATATCCTCATAATTGTTTTTAATTTATCCGGATACTCCTCAAATAGTGCTTTTACCGCTTCCGCTTCCGTAAGTGTGCTTTGTGGCTTCTCCGGAGCGTCTACGGATACTATGCGGACTGGCTTCTGCTTCTTTCCGAATCTTTTCACCAATTCCTCAGACAATTCATTCCATGTCAGGCTGTATTGCATTGTACTGTCAGGATTGAATGTTATCCCCTCTTTGTTTGCCTGATAATTGAAATGTCCGTTTCTTATCCTGACATCCCGGTACCGGATACTGATTAAGTATGCAGCCATTCTCGTGTCGCATTTGAGGACTCTTTCTCTTTCGCCTTTATTTAAGGCTTCGAAGAATCTTTCTATCTGTAGCTCTGGCTGTACCGGTGTGTCGTTCTCTGGCGGTCGCTGCTGCCCTGTCGCCTGTTCAATCGTGAATTGTCCAGGAATGTCTCTGTTATTCTCCTGCAGGCTCTTAAATGCTTTGATCTCTGCTCCTGTAATTCCGTCATGGTCCTTATAGTGTTCCATTGCCTTTTTCTGGTATGTTTCATCCAGATCTGCAAGTTCGCGGGCTACGGTGATGTTGATTTTTGCGGATTGAAACTCTTTCATCCATTCTGGGCTGAGTTTTTTCTGGACTGCATGGTATCTTTCCATCTGCGTTCCGGATACTCCGATTGTCTCCCGCACCATGTCCCTTGTCTTACCTTTCAGCTCTGTAAGCTCTCGCAAGCCTTTTATGACTTCTTCTGTCTCAAGAGCTTCTTTCATCTTCTCCCAGTCAGTTTTTTCTCTGAACCGGTTCGCCTGGATAACTGCCAGCTTTTCAAGGAGCTGCGTTGTCTCATTATTTTCTTCGCCGTCCTCCAGAAGCATTTTTCTTGTGTCGTCCTTAACTGTCGTGTATTTGCAGTTAATTTTTCTAAATTCCTCATGTCCTTCCTCTACAAGCATTCTGCAACACATTGTTCTGCAGTGTCCGGAAATTATGTGATCTTCTCCGTTTACATCTTCGATCAGGACATCCTGCATTACCCCGAACAGCTGAATGGAATTTTTCAAGCCCCGGAGCCGGTCCGGGTCTGTCCCGTAGAAATTTTCTTTCGACGGGACAAGTTCGAATACGTCTCTGTATACGGTATCGCTTGTATTTTCCTGTTGCACCTGCTTCGGACGTTTGTTCACCATATCGGCAAGGTTAAAAGCCATCAGTCCTCCCCTCCTTCCTTTGCGCATTTCACTGCAGTTATGTATTCATTTACAAGATCTTCGTAGTCTTTCGCCGCCAGAGATCGTGGAGAATACAATGGAATCGGTATCCTTGCATACGTGCTTTCAGATACCTTTCTGGAATATCTTATTTTTGTCTGGAGCATTGGATAGCCTGCTGCCTGGATCATTTCCAGTCCCTGTCTCTGGGCTTCGTTTCTTCTGTCGTACTTCGTGATAAAGATCCAGAAATTTTCCAGATCTTTGTTCAGGTCTTCTTTTGTGTATCCGATCTGGCTCACCAGCTCCGGCAATCCCTCGGTTGTATTGTCGTCAATCTCAACTGGAATCAGTACATCATCACACGCTGTCAAAGCATTAATCGTAGACACGTTGATGTCCGGAGCGTT